ACTTGTTTAAGTTCTAAAGATTTAACAGATGAAGAAGGTAACAATATACTTGATTTATTAAATGGAGAAGCTATTGGTGATGAATGGGAATTGGTAGATAAAAGAGAATATTCAGATTCTAATATTTCTATTAAAGACTGGGCAAATTCTAAAATAAAAAATAAAAAAACAATATCTGAAAAATTAGCTGATTTTATAAAATCAAAACCAAGTGATGAAAGTTATTTAGACCAAGGTAATTACAAAGTACGTTATGAATATTTTGAAAAGTATTCAAGTGGTAATTCAAGAGATTTTTGTAAAAGAATGATGGCAAGAACTGCTAACGGTGTTGTTTATAGAAAAGAAGATATAGACCAGGCAAGTTTTCAGGGTGTTAATATTGAATTTGGACACAATGGCCAGAATTACTCACTCTTTAAATATAAAGGCGGAGTTAATTGCTCCCACGTATGGAATGAAAACCTATATAGGTTAAAAACTAAAACCGATGGAACACCTTATGTAGATAAAGCATTAAGTTCAAGTGAAGAAGTAGATTCTATTGAAGGTTACAACCCTAACCCAGCAGGTTGGAGTGAAGCACAAATAGCACCAATAGATATGCCTAACAGAGGACATCACCCAAATTATAAAGGATAAAAAATGGCAAAAGCACTATTTATAACAACAAACGATTTAGTTAAATATACTATTGTAAATGGTAATGTTGATCCTGATTCATATACACAATATATTTTTCAGGCACAGCAAATACATATACAAAACTATTTAGGTACTAAATTATACAATAAAATTAATGATGGTATTGTAGCAGGTAACTTAGCAAGTCCATATACAACGCTTTTAAGCGACTATATTAAAATGATGGTAATACATTGGACTATGGTAGAATTCTTGCCTTATGCGTCAATTAAGATATCAGAAAAAGGTGTTTTTAAACATAGTTCAGAGAATAGTACAGCAGTAGATAAAACAGAAATAGATTTTTTAATTGAAAAAGCACGTGATACTGCACAAAGTTATACAAATAGATTTATTGATTATATGTGTTTTAATCAATCTTTATTTCCTGAATACAATCTAAATTCAAATGCAGATGTATATCCTGATAAAGATGCTAATTTTTCAGGATGGGTACTATAAAAGAAACATATAAACCAAAAGAAACTAATGTAAAGAAATTAGAAGTATTTTTAAATAAATTAGAAAAACAAAAAGAGTTATGAGTTTAAATTTTACACATATACAAGGCGATACTTTTGAAGCTGTTAATTTTGCAGTTTTAAAAAATGCAGTAGCTTTAAATTTAACAGGTGCAGTAATTAAGATGCAATTAAAAAAAGAATGTGGTGGTGTACCTATTTTATCTTTTACTTCAGTTTCTTCTGCAGGTATTACTATTACAAATGCTGCAGGTGGTTTATTTAAAATTAACAAACAGATAATTAATATACCTGAATTCAATTACTTATATGATATTGAAATAACATTTGCAGATGGTACTGTAAAAACTTGGGTAGATGGAAACTTTACTATTAATTGTGATATAACAAGATAAAATGGCAGATACTATAGATATTAATGTTTCACAAACTACTGAAACAATTACAATAAACTCTACACCTAATTTAACTACTATAAATATTAATACTATTTCAGGTGGTGGTGGTGCAGTTACTTCTGTAAATGGGCAAACAGGTGATGTTGTAATTGCTACTTCAGATAATAACTTTACCAATGCTTTAAAAACTAAATTAGATGGTATTGCTGCAGGTGCTGAAGTAAATGTAAATGCTGATTGGAATGCTACAAGTGGTGATGCACAAATATTAAACAAACCAACTATTCCTGCAGCTCAAGTTAATAGTGATTGGAATTCAGTTAGTGGAGTTTCACAAATATTAAATAAACCTACAATACCAACACAAACAAGCCAATTAACTAATAATGGTGCTGATGGCACAAATCCTTTTATAACTGCATTAGATATTCCAACAGCAGGTCAAGCAGGTACATTAGTACGTGAAGTTAAGAATATGACAGGTGCAACATTAAATAAAGGTACTGTAGTTTATATTAGTGGTGCAAATGGAAACAAACCATTAGTATCAAAAGCATTAGCTACAACAGATGCTTTAAGTGCAAGAACATTTGGTTTATTACAATCAAATATTTCAAACAATGGTGTAGGATATTGTGTTATAATTGGTGATTTAACAGGATTAGATACTTCAGCTTATACAGAAGGAGTACAATTATATTTAAGTGGTGTTACTGCAGGAACTTATACTTCAACAAAAACATTAGCACCTACACATTTAGTTTATATAGGTAAAGTTACACGTTCACACCCAACACAAGGTCAAATTGAAGTAGGTATTCAAAATGGTTATGAATTAGAAGAAATACACGATGTAGCTATTACAAGTGTTGCAGATAAACAATTATTATCTTATGACCTTGCAACTGATTTATGGAAAAATAAAAGTGTAACAACAGTAGATATATCAGATAGCACAAATAAGCGTTATGTAACTGATGCAAATTTAACAACTATTGGCAATCAAAGTGGAACTAATACAGGTGACCAAGATTTGTCTAATTTAGTTGTTAAAAATACTGCTATAACAGGTGCTACAAAAACTAAAATAACATACGATTCAAAAGGTTTAGTAACTGCAGGTGCAGATGCTACAACAGCTGATATAGCAGATAGCACAAATAAAAGGTATCAAACAGATAACCAAAATAGTTTTAATGATGCTACAAGTTCTATTCAAACGCAATTAAATTCTAAATCAAATAAATCAATATCATCTTATTCTTTATTAGTAAATAATACAGCTTCTACAGCTGATGTAGCTGAAACATCTTATAGAAGTCCTTCGCAACAAACTTATACAGGTACAATTACTTGGACAGGAACAACTGCACCTTCAGGAGCTACAAATCATACTTATAATTGGATTAGAATAGGAAATTTAGTTACTTTAAAAATAACAATAGTTTACGCAACTATAGGAAATGCTTTAACTGCTGTTTTAGTAACGTTACCAACTGATTGTCCTTCACCATTAAAACCTACAGGATTAACAGCTGCAAGTAATAATTTATATATGGGAAATGGATTGTTTACAAATTCATTAACAGGTATTCCATCAGCTTCAAATAGAGTTTTTTTAAGGTCAAATTCAGCAAATAATGGATTTGAAATAAATTCAAATGGTCCGTCAGGTGGATATTTATTTGCAGATATTATTGTACAATACTTTACTTCTTAATTATGAAACACATTAGACAAATAAATACAGAAACATATACTGTTGTTATTGCAAATGAACCTTTAGATGAACATAGTTCAATAATAGAATATCCTAATTTATTTGAATTAGTAGATTGTGAAATACCTGATAATGCACAATATTTAAATTATGAGTAGAGAACAATTTGATATAATTTTAAGTAAATGGATATCACGCAAGTTATTAGTATTTTTAATAGCTTGTATTGGGTTGTTTAATCAAACATTAACTTCATCAGATTGGGTTGTTATTGCTACAGCTTATATAGGAATAGAAGGATTTACGAATATAGTTACACAATTAAAAAAATGATTAACAAGATTTTAGATTTGAGGCAGTCACTTTTAACAGGAACATATTTTATGGTTACATTTGCTAATGTTGATGTTGCAATGAAAGTTATAGCTTTTATAATAGCTACAGGATACACTGCAAGAAGATGGTATTTAATGGAACAAAATAAAAAAAATGAAACTGAACAATAGCGGTTATTTACTTATAACAGAATTTGAAGGTTTTAGTGCAAAGCCATATTTATGTAGTGCTAAAATACCTACTATAGGTTATGGTTCAACTTATTATTCTGATAACAAACGTGTAACTTTATTAGACAAAGAAATAACTAAAGTACAAGCATTTGAAATGTTTAAAACCATTGCAGATAGATTTGCAAGTGTAGTTAGTAAATTAGTTACAAGTCCTTTAAATCAAAATCAATTTAATGCTTTAGTTTCTTTAGCATATAATATTGGAACAGGTAATTTTGCAAGTTCTACAATATTAAAAAAAGTAAACAAAAACCACAATGATCTTACAATAGCATTAGAATTTAAAAAGTGGAATAAAGTAAATAAAAAAGAAGTACCAGGTTTAACCAAAAGAAGAATTTATGAAGCCAATATATATTTTAGTTAGTTTATTATTATTTTCTTGTGCATCACGTAAAGTTGATTTAAAGATTAAAGAAGTTAAAAAAGATAGTTTAGTAGAAACTAAAATTGATTTAACTGAAACTAAAGTTAAAGATTCTATCTCAGAAACTAATATAAACAAAACTGTTTACTTTGATGAAATTATAATAAAACCATTAGATAGTTTAAAAGAATTTATTGTAGAAGGTAAAAAGTACAAGAACGTTGTTTTAAGCTATAAAAAAACTAAAACTAATACTTTATATAATAATAAAGTTAAAGTGACAGAAAACGCCTTAAAACACGTTAAAATAGATAATAAGGTTAAAACATCAAGTAAAGAAAATAGTAAAGAAAAACAAATAGATAAAAAGGCAAATTACTTTATTTATTTGTGGTTTATTTTAGGAATTATAATAATATATTTAATATGGCGAAGCAAACGGCTGTTATTGTAAAATTAGAAAATAATATTAGCAGGCCTAATATACATTCTAAATCTAAAAGTTCTAAATTAAAGTCTTCAAAGAACTATAAAAAAACCTATAAAGGCCAGGGTAGATAAAAGCATAGCTATTAGCAGCATATTTTGCTTTTTTTGTATAATATTTTAAACTTTTTTTGTTTATTTTTTGTAAACTTATTTTGTTTTTTTTATTTATTTTAAAAAAGTATTTGGCAAAGTTACAGGTTATTTTTTACAATATTGCAATATTTAAAATTTAGTTTTTAACAATAATGTTAATATCATATGTTTACATTTGGCAAATGAAAAAACCAACAAGAAAATCATTAGTAGAAAAGTTAGATAAAATCTTTAGCCAGTACATAAGGCGTAAAGATGCTATTAATGATGTTGCTACCTGTGTTACCTGTGGTAAAAAAGAACATTGGACTAAATTACAAAACGGACACTTTATGTCACGCAGGCACTATAGCACACGTTGGGATGAAAATAATTGTCACGTACAATGTGCAGGGTGTAATGTATTCAGGGCAGGTGAAATATACTTATACAATAAATACCTTTGTTTAAAATTTGATAATAACTTTCCTGATAGGTTATATGAAAAGTCAAATGAAACTGTTAAATTTACAGAAATAGATTTAATAGAGTTAATAGAACACTATACTGAAAAAGTAAATAGTTTATAATTTGTTTCTTGTTTTTCTTTGTTTTAAAACCCTGTATTAATAGTGCAGGGTTTTTTTATCTGTTAAAGTTTTGTTAAAGTTTTAAATCATAGTTTTTTATTTAAAATACATTTATATATTTGCCCTATAATTAACAAACAAAAACAAATATTATGAAACAAACATTAAAAAATTTCGGATTAGCTTTATTATTATGGCTTGGTTTATTTACAATGCAATTATTAATCACTAACTTTATTTAAGATGAAAGATTTATTAGACTACAACAGATTTAGAATGGAAGCTTTACAGGCACAAATATGCAAATTAGAACACCATATTTCTACATTAGAAACTTATGTTTTTGAATTGGCAGATTTAGAATGTCCTAATGAATACAAAACAATTATTAAACAAGAACTTTACAACTCAAAAAACAATTAAAATGGAATTAACATTAAACCAAAAATTATCTTTAATTCAAAAAGAATTTAAAGCAAGCAAATCAAAGTTTAACAGCTTTGGAAAATACAATTTTAGAAGTGCAGAAGATATATTAGAAGCACTTAAACCATTTAACGAAAAGTACCAGGTTAATTTTACAATTACAGAATCAATAGTACACTCACAGTTTAATCATTTTCCAATGCTATGTTCTACAGCTTCTATAAATGATGATATAGATACTATTCAAGCCACAGCTATAGTAGGTATTGATTTAGAACAAAAAGGTATGCAAATGCCACAAAAGTTTGGTTCTGCTTCAAGTTATGCTAAAAAGTACGCATTAGGTAATTTATTACTAATTGATGATACACAAGACCCTGATGCAGGTAATAAGCACGATAAAGAACCTGTAGCTGATGATTTAAAATGGTTAAATAAAAACACACCTGAATTTAATAAAGCTATTGAATATTTAAAAAATGGTGGTAATATTGCAACTATTGAAGGTAAATATAAAATGACTAAAGTAGTCAAAGATGAATTACTAAAAGTTAAATAAGATTATGAAAATATGCTCTAAATGTAAAGTAAATAAATCTTTAGACCAATTCAGAATTAGAAAAGAAAGAAAATCAGGTTATCGTTCAGATTGTAAAAAATGTGAATATAAATATAGCCAATTAAATAGAAAAGAATATTTTAATAAATACCAAAGAGATAGAAGAAAAAATGATTCATTATATAAAATGAGTTGGAATATAAGAACTTCTATTGCTCAATCTTTTTTAAGAACTTGTAATGGTAAATTTATTAAAAATAATAAAACTCAAGAAATTTTAGGATGCAGTTTTGAATTCTTTTTAAATTTTATATCTTCGCAATTTAAAGATGGAATGAGTTTAGAACGTTTAAGTGAAATACATTTGGACCATATAATACCAATATCTTCAGCCAAAACAGAAGAAGAATTAATTAAGTTAAATCACTATACCAATTTTCAACCTTTATGGGCAAGTGATAATTTTAAAAAAGGTAATAAGATAATTGAAAAACAATTAAAATTAATTTGAAACCGATTGCAAGGTTAAGTGCTAAAAAAATTATGAGTGCAATTATAAATTTAAGTTTAAGAGTAGATGCTTTGCCTAAAGAAAAGTTTGTTCAAGGTAAAGATGGTAAAGTTTATTACAATTTTACAATCAGTGTAAATGATGAATCAAACCAATGGGGGCAAAATGTTTCTGCAACAGATTCACAAACTAAAGAAGAACGTGAAGCTAAAAAACCAAAATCTTACTTAGGTAATGGTAATGTAGTTTGGACTGATGGTAACATTAAACTTGCTGATAAAAAGCAAGAAGTTAGTTCAAAAGAATTGGTAGAAGATGATTTACCATTCTAAATTAATTAGGGGTGTAAAAGCCCCTTTTTTTTAAAATATAAAACAAGAAAACAATAATATGGATATAGAAGCACAAAGGTTATTAATGCAAATGTTTGAAGAAGATTGCTTTATTAATCCATTAGAAAAAATAGAATATCCTAAACCTGCAATATCATTTGGTACTAAAAGTTATGAAACAAAAGATGGCTCAAAAGAATATCCTGTACCTTTAGGAACTTATGGTAACTTTAGTTTTGTACAAGCACCACCTAAATCAAAGAAAACATTTTTTGTTAGTTTATTATCTGCAGTATATTTAGCTGAACATTTAGAATCATTTTGTGGTGATTTAAAAGCCAATAGAGAAAATCAACATATAATACATTTTGATACTGAACAGGGTAATTTTCACGCACAAATGGTTTTTAAAAGGCCATTAGATATGACAGGCAAAAAAACAGATAGATACCATACATTAGCATTAAGACAATTATCATTTAAAGAACGTGTTGAATTTATAGAATACTACCTTTATGACAAATTAGAAGCAAAAGAAATAGGTTTAGTTATTATTGATGGTATTGCAGATTTATGTTCTGACGTAAATAACATTGAAGAATCAAATGCTGTAGTTCAAAAGCTAATGAAATGGAGCAAAGAATTAAATTGCCACATAGTTACAGTAATACATAGTAATTTTGGTTCAGATAAACCTACAGGGCACTTAGG